TAGGACGTATGTTACTAAAGTCATAACCAATACCGCCGCCGCGGCGCATTGTTTCTGCTGCTTGTGTAGCCTTCTCCATGATAGACTGCATACTATCTTCAATATTGCCTGATACAAAACAATTATAGGCTGTAACATCTCTAGGGCTTCCCATTGCTGATTGGATTCTACCGGCTGGCATGAATCTCATATTAAGTAAAATCTCTTTTAAAGATTTGAAATGTTCTTCATCGTCTGACATATGCAGACTGACACGAGCCATACATTCTTCAAAGGATTCATTAGATAAACGGTACTTAGAAGCGTGTAGGTCATTGCAAGTAGGCACAGTAGGCCCATACTCTGTAACAGGTTCCATCGTTATTCTCCAATAATGTAAGTTTGTTGTTAGTCTAGGGTGTTAATAAGTCTGTTTAGATACCATCGGGCTTTCTTTAAATCTTCTTTGCCGCCCTTGTATTCATATCTTAACATGTATTTAAGAATGTTGCCACGGAGATATCCAAAAAAATGTACACGAGGAAGAGAATTTTCTAGAACATCTATAGTTTCCATAGCATTCTGGTTGTAATGAGGGGGATTGTTAACTAGTTCTTCCGTTTCATTTTCAGAATTAGATTCTGGGTTTGGTGAGGTGTCTAAAATAATTGTAGATTTTTCACAAGGCCATTTAGGGGGGATAGAATCATAAGACATTTTTATCATCACTCGAGTTGATTAAAACATTAATACGTTTACGTTCAAATTTTATTTGTTTACTAAAAATTCTTTGTGCAAAGGAACGAGTTGAACGAGGCTCTAGCCCTGCAAGGAAACAAACTTCTTCAAAGTCTGTAGCTGTAGTGCCATACTCTACAGTAAACCAATTAGTTGCTTCTCTCCTATAGCGTTTTACTTCTTCTGAATCATTATACTTTTTCTCTTTTGTAGCGTCAAGTAAAGCTTGATATACAACAGCAAGAAATAATAATTGTTCAGGACTTTTAGGAGGATTAGGTTCTGTATCTTCCGCTTCAACAGTCACAGATGTTTCTTTATCTACAAAGTTATTAAACTTATCTATTAAGTTATTTTCTTTATAGAAATGTATAGTAGATTTTATCTTGGGTTTCTGAGCCATTGTTTTGGTATCTTACCTTGTGACCATTTAAATTCATGACGGTCACACCAATCTGCATAGGTCGTAGTAGACCTTTTGTTTAATTTATTCTCAGCATTCTGAAAGATAAATCTAATATCATACTTAGGATGTTGTTTCCTTATTAGAAGATGTTTCTTTCTATCAGCAGCTTTGAAGTATCCTTTATACTCTATATAAAATCCGTACTTAGGTAAAAAGAAATCTGGAGTGTAGTGCTTAGACACAACGTAGGGTATACGAAATTGTTCATACGAAAAGTTTACACCTTCTTCATCTAAATAAGTAGCAAATTCTTTTTCCGGTTTACTCCTATACATTTATTTTTTCTTCTTCAATATCTTTAGGAGGACGTTTGACTACCTTAGTAAAGAACCGTGAACCACTAGCATATTTAAACTTCCGTAATCCTTTACCTCCATTCGCATCTTTCCAACATTGAATTTTAAAATCACAATAGTTACAACCTGTTGCTAACTTTCTATTACCACTCTTACCATCAGGTATATCAGAGTAACACCTATCAGGTGGTGTTTCTTTTTTAACTATAGATTTTACATCTTTAACTTTCTTTTTAAAATCAATCATTTCCATACTATCTATAGTACAGACATGTAATTGTCCTGTTACTTTATTCATTACAATAAATGCGGCTTCATCCTCACCATCAGCATACCCTGATAATTGAGCGATGTATCCAAAGGGATCATCATCAAAGATAGTTCCTTTTACAAACTTATCAAAGCCGTATTGCGAAGCACTCTTAATATCTACTACAACGCCATTAACCCTTGCGTCCATATGACCAGTGATACCACCTAATTTTTTTTCTCCCTGTTCATCAGTAACTTTATAACCTGCTGTTTTAATTAGCAATAATACAAGGTGTTCTATTATATCTCCATATAGAAATTTAATACGAGTAGAAGGATGGATAGGTTCAGCTTGATCTGCTATACGAGAAGCATACCATAACTGTCTAGTAGGTTTCCCTATACTAGAGAAACGGAGAGGGTTTTTGATTTGACCCTCCCCATCTCTTTCCTCATAAGCTTTAAGAATAGAATTAGAAACATCAGCTAAAAACTTTTGCAAGTCTGGTTCACTTGGTCGCTGCACCGTATTCAGCGATTGATGGATATCTGGAACTAGACCTTGAAGTTTACTCATAGCTGATGTTTCCTACCGGAAGTTACTATTGATTATTCGAAAGGAATATCGTCATCGAGATCATCAATAGTATCTGATGCAGTAGAAGGTTCGGAGGCTGTATAACCTTCTTCCACATCAAATTCATCTGGTGGAGAATAAGATACCAGATCAAGAACCTGTACGTCTTTAAGTACCGCACGTACACCTTTACGGTTATTCATCTTCCATTCACGAGGATTGAAAGATACCTTTACCAAAGACCCATTGCCTACCAGAGTGCCAGAAATATCGTTCTTCTGTGCATCCATGAGGCGAGGTTTTGGAAGCTCTGAACCATTGTTAAGGAACTGATCCTTATACATGGTAACAAACTTACCACGGTCATCGTCCTTATCTTTGATAGGAACACCGTGACCTTTCATAAACTTAACACCTTCAGCGTTAAGAGAAACGTCAATAGACCAACGAGGCTTCGTTGCGTCAAAAGGATTTTGGGCTTTGTCAAGCTTTGCCCAATAAGCTTTACCAGATACTACAGGCATGGTTTATATTTACCTTTCAAATGTTAATGGGTCATCGCCCATGTTGTACCAATCTTATACTCCGAATCGAGAGGACAGTCAAGCCCTAAAATTTTCTCGACTCGTTTCATGCAAGTCTTTGTTATCTCTCCTAGTTTTTCTGCATTCTCCTTTCGTACTTCAAATTGAATTTCATCGTGTATGTTAGCTACTGGTTTTGCGTCTATCTTTTCTGTTATAATTTCCTTCATGATTTGAATCAACCATTCTTTACATATGATAGCTCCACCTCCTTGAATTAAAACATTTAAACTACTGTGTAGGCTACGTACATGAAAGTACCTACCATCTAAACCACGTACTTTTCCAGTACGTTCCGCAGCACTATGAACTGATTCCAGTAATCCATTTAAAGCTGGGACATTTTGCAGGAATTTATTCTTGGTAGCCTGTCCATGTTTGGCAGACTTGTTCATAATATATCCTATCTTCGCTGCACCAGCCCCATAAATTAATGCGTAAATGAACGTCTTCGCTTGATCTCTAGTCTCTAGTCCAGCCATCTGTTGATTAGTAGTATGAATATCACCATGTAAAATCTGATGTATATACTTTTTATCTTTCATATAGTGAGCTAAGACACGTAGTTCTAATTGAGAAGCATCACATCCTAATAAAGTATAATCATTCTCATCAGGCACAGTCCAACACGTTCTACATTCCTCACCATAAGGAGAGTAAGTAGCAGGAGTTTGAGCGATGTTGGGGTCTAAGTGGCTGCATCTTGTACTCACTGTACCTAATGTTTTTATTCTACCATGCACCCTAAAGGTATTAGGATTACAAAACTTAATCCATGACTTAACCTGGGATGCACGTTTCTGTAGTAGTAAGTATTTAAGGATAGACTCTGACTCCGGTATACCCTCGATTTTAGCTAGAACATCTTCATTAACTATAATGTTTCCTTTCTCTGTTTTAAGAGTCGGTTTCCATCCCTTCTCCATTAAACGTTCAGCTATCTGCTTACGTGATGCAGGATTAAAAGGTTTTTCCTTAGTCTTTGTTTTCATCTGTATAATTTCAGGAGGGAATATCTCCTGAAGTTTATGTTCAATAGCTATACTCTCATCCGTTAACTGTGCTAGGAATTTAGTAGCAAAGGGAAGGTTGAAGTAAAAACCATGACGTTCTTGTTGATCCATGTAATACCTAAATACATGTTCTCTTCGTATACTATCTAATGAAAACTTTTGCTTCTCATTAGTCATGAGATGATAGTAAAGTTTCTCTGTTAACTCTACATCATTGATGCAATACTCTAACATTTCTTCAGTATAGTATTCAAAGTTAGGAGATGGCATCTTGGGAAATCCAAGACGCTCACCCCATGCCGCTAAGCTATTACCTTTCTCTCTAATAGGATTGAAAAGCTGAGAAAGAATCAAAGTATCAATACATTTAGAAGCAGGATGTTTATATCCTATAAGTTTTGCTAATACTCGTAGATCATAACTTAAAATATTATGACCTATAAATATAGTATTGGAAGAAGGTTTGAATTTCGTATAACATTCTTCCTTAGTATAGGTAACTATCTCTCCTGTTTCTATATCTTTGGTAACTATACAGTAGAGTTTACTTACCTCTTTAGATTTATCTAACGTATTGAGTAGTCCATTTGTTTCTATATCAATGATTAGATATTTATTATCCGAAGTCTCTTTCATCATTAAATTCATCATCACCGTTCTCAATACTTTCCTGTTCATCAAATGGAACTTCTGTTAACCTACCTGTTTTCTTATCCCATTGCAAGAGAGTAGCAGGACCACTCTCACCAGAGAAGCGATTCTTTAAAACCCTAATCCAAGTACGGTTTCTTTCTTGCTCATCCAAAGCTTGAGTATTTCTTTCTAAAGCAAAGATCATATCAGGTAGTTGGGCTAGGCTATGTGATCCACGTAGTTGATTAAGGGATACATTCGATCCTTCTTCATGACCTGTACCTTGCGGTCTACTCAAGTGAGAGACAACGATAAGATGAATACCAAGTTCTTGTACCAGAGTACGCAGCTTAACCATGATGTCATCAATAGCTTTACGTTCATTCGTAGTCTCGTATACAACCATTGAGATATGATCAAGGATAATATACTGACAGTCTAACCCTTTCACCATATACCTAACACGAGTTAAAAGATTTTCTAAGGTAGAGCTACCAAAGTGATTCCAGAATACTAATTGATCTAAATCATTTAGGCTATCCAAAGCTTTCTCTTTATCTTCAACAGTCCAATCACGTTCTTCTTCAGAAGTAATATGGAATCTTTTAGAAGCTTCAACAGATAGAATACCTAATCCTGTTTGTCGTACACTCTCTTCAAGGAATAAGCAACCTACCTTCTCATCGGTAGTACTAATAATGTAATGAACTAACTCACGCATCACACTACTCTTACCGATACCAGAACCAGCAGTCACTAACACCAGTTCATTCTTACGCATCCCGTAAGTGATA